GTGAAAGTGTGCAGGTCATTTGAAGAATTCACACAAATAATTAAAACATATATTGAATTATGATGGATGCATTAGCATTGCGTGAAAACGCACAAGCGCAATTAGCGCAAATCAAAACACTTGAATCAGGTATTGATTATTTAAACAAAGTCAAAGCGATTGAAGTATGGGCAAAGGCAGAAAAGAAAGATGCTGAATTGCAAAACATGATTGCTGAACAAAAGATACGCACGCAGCGAATCTTAGGGCAGTTGTTGAAGGAAAGTGATTTAGCAAAAGCAAGTAAGGGAAATCAATACACTGGTAAATTGGACCAGTCGGATAACACGACTAGTCCAACTTTGCAAAGTTTTGGAATAAGCAAAGACCAAAGCAGCGCATTTCAAAAGATTGCCGCACTACCTGAAGAAGTGTTTGAACGTGAAATAGCAGTTGCCAAAGAAGAAAGCGAAAAGCGTGTTGAACTTACAACAAGCCGGGTGTTGTTTGCTGCTAAAGAGTACGAGCAACAAAAGAAAAAAGAGCAACACAAGCAAGATGTGATGGGCAAGCGTGTGCAAAATGTTTTTGAAGATAGTTTTGTAAATGGAGATTGTCTTGCTGTCCTAGAAACTTTACCAAACAATTCTATTGATATTGTTATTACTGATCCACCTTACGGTATTTCGTACAAATCAAATCGCTCTAAGTTTGATGATGCAATTACAAAGCGTGGTTTATTAAATGATGGTGCTGATGAAGCTTTTACTCTGCTTGATAAAACATGTGAAGTATTAAGTCGCAAGTGCGCTGAGAATAGTCATTTGTATTTTTTTTGTAGCTGGTCTGTATTTAGTCAGTTTGAAAAAATCATATCAGAATACTTTACAATCAAGACACCGATTGTTTGGGATAAGGGGAATAAAGGCAGCGGAGATTTAGAGAATGATTGGGGCAATCAAACAGAAATAATTATTTTTTGCATTCAAGGTAAAAAGACTATCAATTACCGGCGTGGTAATATACTTAGCGTACCACGCTTGCACAGCAGCAAGATGGTTCATCCAACGCAAAAACCGATTGAACTAATCAATGAACTACTGGATGTAAGTTATTTTAAAGATGATTTTGTAGTTGATCCATTCATGGGTTCAGGTGCAACCATTCATGCCTGCAATGCCAAATCTATTCGCGCATTGGGTGTGGAATTAGATAATGAAATGTTTGAAATTGCTAAATTTTACAATCATGAATAATGTTCGGGCATTAGAAACAAAGTACCATGCCGAGATTGGTACACACTTGCGTAAAGCCTTGCGTGGATTTCACGAAAGGTATGCTATAATAAAACCATCCACAGAATTTCAAGATGGCAACTATTCTTTTGATTTGATATACCAGCTAAATTTTGTCGTATCTGTGCGCATAAGGCAGCACAAATACATGAAGTATAAAGATATGACAATAAGATATAAAAGCAAAGGTGGAGGTCTTACTGAGTTTGATAAAATTAAACAGGGTTACGCGAAAGTTTATTTTTACGCATACGAATCGGAAGACAGGAATAGTTTGGTAAAAGTGAGAATTGTAGATGTTGATGCTATTAGAAAATTAATAGCACAAGAAAGATATTCAATTTACAAAAATGATGATGGAACTGAATTAGCTACTTTTCGTTTTTCAGATATTGCTACTTTTGGTGGCGCAATCTATCAATACGATTAAAACAATAACAACATGGCACAAGACCCGGCATTTCTTTTTTACTATCAAGATTTCTTAGTTGGCACTGACGATATGGACAATGATGAAGTGGGGGCGTACATACGCTGCTTATGTCATCAAGCTTCAAAAGGATGCATCAGTGAAAAACATATGATGAAGATATGTTTAAGACAAGACGTGTTCAATTCCGTATCACAAAAGTTTTTGCGCAATGAAGATGGCAACTATTGCAACGAACGTTTGATGCTTGAAATCAGCAAGCGTAAAGCATTTGCCGAATCAAGACGAAATAACAGAATGAAAAAAACAAGTCTAACACATGTGTCGAACACTAGTAAAACATATGTTCTACATATGGAAAATGAAAATGAAAATGAAAATGAAATTAAGAAAAAGGTAAGTCGCAAAAAGTTTGTCAAGCCGGATGAGAATGATGTCTATAACCTGATGGGTGAACTTAACATGCAAGGCAAGAACTTTATGACCGAAGATAAGTTGGTTAATTTTGCACGCACGTTTATGGATCACTATGAAGCCAACGGATGGATAGTAGGCAAAGCTTCAATGAAGGATTGGCAAAGCACAGTGCGCAACTGGATGCGCAGGGAATGGGAAAAAATTACAAATCAAAAATCAAATCAATATGCAAAACAACCAACTACAACAGCAGAACACGTTGCAAAAGCTGAACAACTTTTCCGCGATGCAGTCGCTATCAGTAACGCACGCGATGCAGCAAGACAAGATAGCCCTACTTCGTAAGTTAGACAGGCAAACCACTAAGGTAAAAATCATGCAGCTCGTTACGCGATGCACGCAACTGCTCAACGTGCAGAACAACATGAACGCAATGCAGATTGAATTTTGCGCTGAGAACATCATGGAAAAGATGTGGATGTATTCACTTGAAGATGTGCAGTTGTGTTTAGATCGCGGTGCTATTGGTGAGTATGGAACTATTTATAACCGCATCGACCCGGCAACTATACTTGCTTGGTTTCCGCTGTATGATGCGCAACGCCAAACGGCTATTGAAATGCATAACGAAAAAGAAAAGCAAGCCAACAACATCTACGAAATGTTCCAACACCCGCAAGTGGTCGACGCTATCCAACAGGCAGCGGATAAGTTGAAGATACATGAAGCCCCGGCACAGGAAGCAAAGCGCAGCAATCCACCGCAGATTGAAATAGCTTTGATGCGTGAGTACGATGACCTGCCAACATGGGACAATGACATGCGCTTTCGCGTGTACAAAAACAAGCCGTATCAGTTTACCGAGTACAGGCACGAGCGTTATAAGGAGTTAATCGAAAATCAAAATGAATACTGATGAAGTATGATCAACATCGAGAAGTCGAGCTGCTACGCAAGTTGTTTGTGTTAACAGCGAAGCGAAGCATGCGCCCATCAATGAGCGATAACATGGCAATGCGTCTTATCTTTGAGGAGTTACATTTGTTAACCGACAAAGATGAATATAAGCTATGACAATAGGTGAATTGTGGGATAAGCTTGCGCAATACCCGGACGATGTAGAAGTGTACATTGGTTTCATCAATGGTCACTCAATCGACCACGAACCTTTTGAAGTAATAGAAACAACCGACTTCAATGGCAAGACCACAATAAGTTTAATGATAGACGATATAGCAATAATCAACAATTAATACAATGAGTAACTATCAAATGCAAGAGGGTCAGTTCACCCTATTCAAGAACAACAACGTGGCTAACAACGGGCCGCAGTACACTGGTGAAATCATGGTCAACGGAAAGAAGATGCGCCTCGCCGCTTGGGTTAAAGAAGGCAAGAGCGGCAAGTTCTTTTCGGGCAAGATGAGTGAGCCACTAGTTAAGCGTGAAGAGGTGGACGATTCACAAGGCACAGGCGATTTGCCATTCTAATGATTGTGCATAAATACTTTTATGTTTTGGGTGCGCATCCAAAAATATAAAGTATATTTGATGCATGATAACATTAGAACAAATCAATTCACCAATTCAAAGCAATGCAGGTGAATTTTGGAAGTACGTTCCGAATACGAATCAAAGATATTTGATAAGCAATCAGGGTCGTTTACTTACCACTAAACACAAGAACAGCAACAGGCATGCGATAATGCTACCAGCTAAAAATCACAAAGGCTATTTGGCTACTGTCATTTTAATTGATGGCAAACTCAAGTCAGTTACATTGCATCGCCTTGTTGCTTCTGCATGGATTGAAAATCCACAAAAAAAAACTCAAGTCAATCACATCAACTTTGTTCGTGACGATAACCGAGTAGAAAACTTGGAATGGGTTACACCTGCTGAAAATACAAAGTACAGCTATGATGCAGGTAGAATTCAAAAACCAATATGCACCAACTTTGTAAAAGGTAGCAAGAACGGAACAGCCAAATTGAACGAGCAAAAAGTAAAAGAGATTCGGGAAAAGTTTAAGCCATATCAATATACCCGGAAGATGTTAGCCTTGGAATATGGTGTAGCAGAATCAACCATTAAGGATGTAATACTCCGTAGATGGAAACACGTTGAATAATGTACGAAGCACAATTCAATAGTAAACAAGAGCAAGCCTTACGACACCTATCTACATCGAGCAATGTGGAGCAGGTGCTGTATGGAGGTGGTGTATACGGAGGTAAAACATGGCTTGGATGTTATTGGCAAATCGTGCGTAGATTAAAGCATCCACACACAAGAGGTTTAATAGGTCGTGCAGAATTAAAGAAGCTTCAACTATCTACGATGCTTCGCTTTTGGGAGATATGCACGCAAATGGGATTGAAAGCAGGTGAACACTACACCTACAACGGACAACTAAACATGATTCGTTGGTTCAATGGTAGCGAAACAATTCTTATGGACATGGCAGCTACACCCAGCGACCCCGACTTTCACCGATTTGGATCACTTGAAATTACCGATTACTTTCTTGATGAGGTTGCGGAAATGACAAAGAAGGCAGTAGATATCATTGACACACGTGTGCGTTACAATTTGGTAGGTGGAATACCAAAAGGATTGATGAGTTGTAACCCATCAAAAGGTTGGTTGTATAATGACATTTGGTATCCATGGAAAAAGGATTTATTGCCACCACACAAAGCATTTGTTGAGGCATTGCTGAAGGATAACACGATAAGTCCTGATGCAGTCTATGAAGCCAAGATGATGCGCCTACCTGAAGCAGACCGCAAGCGATTGCTTGAGGGCGATTGGGACTATGACGAAAGTGTGGACTGGATATATCAGTATGACGATTTATTGCGCTGCTTCCGTGATGAAGAAAGCAAAGGTGAAAAGTACATCAGTGCGGATATTGCACGACTTGGAAAAGACCGTAGTGTGATATGCGTGTGGCATGGTTTGCAGTTAATAGAAATTCACGAGCTGCGAAAGCAACCAATTACAACCGTAGTTAGCACCATTCGCCAACTATGCGATAGGCATAGCATCAAACTAAGCAACGTGATCTGTGATGAAGATGGGGTTGGCGGGGGTGCGGTCGATGCACTTCGTTGTAGGGGCTTCCTTAATGGTGGACGTGCTAAGCAATCGGATAAGTTCACTAATCAAAAGGCTGAATGTTACTTCAAGCTTGCGGAATTAATCGAGCAGAACAAAGTAATTTTCAAAGTCAATCAGTTCCGGGACGTTATCGTGCAAGAACTGGACATGATACGCCGCAGGCAACCTGAAGCCGATGGCAAACTCGCAGTAATCAGCAAAGATGAGATAGCGCGCATGCATGGCAAGTCTCCCGATTACGCAGATGCCATAATGATGCGCATGTACTTTGAACTATTCCCGAATTACGGCAGCTATTCGTGGGCGTAATCTGTACCCGATGGGTGATAAAAGTCACAAATCTTCAAATATTTGTACCCTATAAGGTACAAATTGCACCCATGTAACCCTGCCAAATTTTAACAATTTTTAACAGGGTGTATGTAACTATTTGCAGTACATTAGCGGCATCAATTAAAAACAATACACATGAAAACAGCATCTACTATCCTTCGCTACATCGTAGCTATTATCGTAATCTTCGCATTACTTTCTTACTGCCAAGAGTTAAACGATTGCCTCGCTAAGTATTAATCCAAATCAATAACAACATGAACTCATTTCACAAAGACAATCTTGAAGCATTGCAAAAGTTTCAGCAAATGCTCAACGCATCACCTGACCAAGTCGGAATTGAAAAAACGCCCGATGGTAAAGCGGTCACGCTTGTTATATCGCACGTAGAAACAACACTCGACGAAATGTTTTTCGGGCACTGGCGTACTGAAAACTTCAAATGGGAACGTATGGCTAATGAAGTAGTTGGTTCACTTGACCTTGTAGTGATTCATCCGATAACCGGTTACGAGTTACGCCGCACTGGAGCAGCATCCATTGTTATCATGGTTGACAGAGCACCGCAAAACCTTGACAACATCGAACGTAATAGATGGGCATTAAACGCAGATAATAAAAAACCCAATGCCTTAGACCTTGCGTTTCCTAAACTCAAAACAGAGTGCCTAAAAAACGCTGCTATCTCATTTGGTAAGTTGTTAGGCCGTGACCTTAACCGCAAGAACGTGGATATATACAAACCATTCAAGTTGAAGGGTACACTTAACGCATCGAATAAGGACGTGCAATACTTGCTTGAACTAATCGAGAAAGCACAGAGCCTTGACGATTTGGATATCATCTTGCAGGCATGCCCGCAAGAATTCTATGCACAGATTGAACCGTTAGTAAATGTTAAAAAAGAGCAACTAAGCGGATTGTTGTAGTATCTTCACACCATCAATAACAAGAACAAATGGAAACAACACTATTCAGAGCATCGCAGCTTGGTAAGCTAATGACCGATGCACGTACTAAGACAGGACTAAGTGAAACCTGCAAGAGCGCACTACTTGAAATCTACATCCAACAGAAGTACAAGCGTTACAAAGAGATAAGTAACAAGTATATTGAGAAAGGTGTAGCGGTTGAGAATGATGCGATAGACCTGTGGCGCAGGGAACGGAACGCTATCGTATTCAAGAATGAAATCAATTTCAAGAATGAGTATATAACAGGCACGCCTGATTTACTCATCAAAGATGGTGGCGCTGTAATCAACGTGCCGGATATTAAAAGCAGTTGGGATATTCACACCTTTATCGATGCAAAGGCTAACGAGTTGAGCAAAGACTATTACTGGCAAGGCCAAGCATACATGTGGCTAACAGGCGCACCAACAGCAACGTTCTGCTTTGTGCTAGTCAATGCGCCAAGTCAAATGATTGACACCGAAAAGTATCGCCTATCATTGCGCATGAATCTTATAGATCCACAAAGCAATCCTGAATTCATCAAGAAGGCATCGCGCATTGAACGCAACATGATTTACGATATGCCTACTTTCCTTGCGGAGAATCCACACGCTAATCTTGAAAGTGATTTGTCAAGTTGGGAATACGACATACCAGTGCAAGACCGCATCCACGAAAAGGTTGTGGAGTTTGATGAGGCAGCAATCGCAAAGCTTCAGGAACGTGTACCAATGTGGCGTGAATACCTTAATACCTTAGCACTATGAAAGCAAAAGACAAGGCATGGCAACTGTACTCAAATTATTTTGATATAGTCGAGGGTGAATCGCAGGAAGGTCAATTAGCACAGGTGCATTTCAAAGCAATTAATTGCGCGTTGTATTGCGTAGATGAAGCACTGGCTAACGCACCCGATGACATCGTGAATGACTTTGAAGGAACCGGCGAATACTACTCGGTGAAGGCGTACTACATGCACGTAAAAAACGAAATACTGAAACTCAATGCCCAAAAGAAAACTGCTACCGCTTGACGATCTACGCGAAGAACGGGTCTTGTTGCTAAGCATGTACAGCAAGGCCGAAACAACGTATCTAAAAAACAACCTATTCCATAAAATCAAAGCGGTGAATAAAGACTTATTTACCATAACCAAAGACACCAAGTATTTATGAGCCAAGAGAAAAAAGAAACAGCCATTCGCAGACTGCATCTAACCTTAAAGCGTAAGTTTAAAGGTCAAGCCATACGCATGACGTGGGCCGAAATGGAGATGCTATTGAACGCAGCACAAACGATTGAAATGAATAACGTTATTAATTCCTATAACGAAGGATACACCGATTGTAAAGCAGGACTACCAAACAAAGCAGAAAATGAAAGCAACACTAACATTTGACCTTAAGGAAGACCAGCACGCATTTAGTTGTGCTGTGAATGGTGTAAGGTATTTTGATACGCTATACGAAGTGCAACAGCATCTGCGTAGCCTTGAGAAATATCAAGACCTTACCCAAGAACAATACGACATAGTAGGCAAGATTCGCGAATGGTTAGCAAGTGAGTTACTCGATGCCGGGATAGCAGATAAGTTTTGACACGCTATTTAATCCTTAGCAGTGGGCGCATCATTGCTGCACCTTGCGATAGCCCTGCTTCCAAAGAAACCTACCCAGTGCTTCACCCTCGGCATCCACCTTCTCCTCGCTCCATTCGGGTTGTATGTGATGAAGGTATTCATGGACAAGCACAATCAGGTAGCGCATCGGTGGCAACGTAGGGTCAATTTCAATTACGTTATCACAGTACAAACCATCCGCTCGCTCCCTGCCCAACTTACGCTGTACGACTTTTGGATGTGGCTTGCCTTTCATTGTGCTATATTTGCGACTTAGTGTAATGGTTCATTGCATTATTGTTTTTGTTATTGATTGATAGAACAAGGCTCCTAACGTGGAGCCTTTTTCTTATCTAATCTTTCCATTCACAATTCTGTAATTGTTTACTTCAAACTCGCCTGTGTCCATTATACGGATATGTGCAAAGCCATGGTGGTGTTTGTTGATGGGCATGTAATCGGGATGCAACTCGCACAAGCACGCAACGCTCCAACACGTTGTTAGCTTGCCATTGATGTTAGGCTCGGTGTGTTCACTGGCTTGGTGATGGTGTCCACACAATGCGCTGTCTTTTGCACGTAAGAATAAACCGCGTGCGATGTTTACAGGACTGAAGACCGATGCACCAAGTTCATGCCCGTGTAAAATAGTCAACTTGCCTGCGTGAATGATTTGCTTATCCGGGATAAAAGTGATCTTGTGTTGATCTAGGTGCATGAGTGATTCAAAATTGAACTCATCCATACCCAACAAATCAGGTGCATTGCGCATGATATAGTGGTCGTAACGTACATCATGGTTTCCGCACTTGTAATAGATAGCAGCGTTCGGGAATAGCTTGCGTAGTGTGGCAAGAAACTGCCTTGTCATTAACACTTCATGTCCAAAGTTTCTTTTACGCGGGTCTTTCTCAAAGCGGCTGATTGCATAGAAGTCGATAACGTCACCATTGAGAAGGATGGTGTTGACTTCATTCTCCAGTCCATACTTCAATGCAAGCGTTAAAGCCTGTATGTTGTGATACGGCACGTGAATATCCGATAGCAACAGGATGTTGTTGTGGTTTATCGGTAGCTTGAACGGTTTGTAGTGTGCTTCCTGTGATGGTGGCAGGTCGAGCGGGTTGCTCTGCTCAGGCATCAACTCGTTGACCATGTTACCGAAGTCGGCAAAATGGTTTTCAAGCTTGGACAGGTTGCCATTTACATGCTTTTTAACAGGGGTTTCAAGTTCGACGCTATGTCTTTTACGCCAACCGAAATACAACCGCTCAAATGAGCCGTATTTCATGTCAATCTTATGACGCTTCATAGCGGCACGAATGCGGTCTGCTATCGTACCCTCGCCTGCGTGTATCTCTTTGTAGATTTCCGCATATTGTCCCTGCATGTAGTGCTATTTAGTGCCCCTGATAAACCCGGCTAACTCCGCAAGATTGGTGCTGATAGTTAGGTTCTGTGCAGCAATCACATCAATCTTCTTTTCGAGCTTGTCAATGGCTTTATTTTGTTCCTCTTTCATAACGTTTAGCTTGGTGTTAAATTCGTCCTTGGTTTCTTTAATGGATTCGGATAGCATTGTTACCTCCCGTTTATGATATGATTCTACTTTACCCAGTGCGCTTGACACTTTTACTACATCGCGCTTCAATGCGTAGTACAACCCCGTGAGCGATACCGCTCCACCAATTATTGTTATGATATCTCTTGGCTGAATGTCCATGATTATAGTATTGCAAAATATATAGTAGAAAAAGCCAAGGCTGTGACACCTAAAGTCATAGCCGTGTTAGTAATTATTAACCGCCTGTTGCGTTTCTTTAGTTCTTTGATTTCATTGTCTTTCTCAGTGGCAATGGCCTTATCAATGCTTTGCTTGTTCTTATAGATTTCAGCCAACGTTTCATAACTATCCGCTTGAATGCCTGTAATCTTTGCGTAGTATGTAACTTTTAACCGCTCCATTTGGTACAAGCTGTCGATTTCCTGTGCTGTGTTATACCAGTACAACATGCTATTGTAGTTGAGACTGAAAAGTTGCTGATCGTAAGTTGTAAGTTCGGGTGTAAAATCCTGCTTTGAGTAGGCTGTCCGATTTTTTGAGCGTTGTGCGGAACTGATTGTTGGTAGCAGAAGGAGTAGCAGAAAGAATGTTGTAAGTTTCATTGCGGTAAATTTCATTGGTGATTTGTTGCTGTTGAATGATGGTGTCTTGATGCATGTTGAGCGAATCAATCTTAATGAATAGGCTATCGGTCTTGGCGTTGTTGGCTTCAATGATTTGGTAGAGTGAATCATTGACATCCTGTAATCTTTTTATAGCAGGATTTGTTACAGGTTTGTTGCATGTGCGCACCGTGAACACTATGGCTAGTGCAAGAATTGCAATACCCAATCCTATTAAGAGCTTTGTCCTTTTTTCCATCGCGTAATATGTAAGTTTTTTGATAGTGGGCGAATCTTGTAGTATACCCCATCGCGTGTGCGACTATCGCGCATGCCCTGTTCATTGGTGTTACCCTCAATGGTGCGTACTGAATACTTGCCTACCTTGTCAACTATGCCTGTATGCCCTATGCCCTTGTACCTTTTACCTTTAAAGCTGTTATAGCTTAACGTCATAACCAGTGCATCCTTATCGCTAAACGCTTGCACAAACTTTCCCTCGGTAAAGATTACATCCTTGCGGTTGTAGGCCGTAGGTGACCAACCTGTGATAGTGTGCGGAATGCCACACTCGTTAAGCATAGCCATGACAAAAAAAGAACACCATGCATAGCCGGGCTTCCAACCTTCTT